CCTGTTGCCGTTGGGTACTCAACAGCGCCGCTGTTAGACGTAGTGGCCCCAGAGGTTGAGAAGGAAGCAGTCCTGCGCGTGTAGCCCGATCCACTTAACTCAGTACCACCGCCAGCGTCATTAGGCGTGGCCGTGTAAAGTGCCACATACAGCGTTGACGGCGCAGTGTACGCAGCGCCACCAAATACATGGTCCAGTATCTCGGTTTCTAAATAGTTTGAAAAGCTCATCCTAATCCTCTTACTCGTAATTTAAGACCAGCCCCAGACGTTTTAGAAGTCTCGGACTGTAGGTTTAATTGATCAACGGCTGCCTGGTACATTGATGCCCAGACGGTCGTCCTGCCGTCCTCTGATAGATAAGGCGCTGAGTGTATTAATGCGCCGTACAGATAGACATCAGGCGCGTAGCTCAGTAGCCAGTTGCTGGTGTTGCTGTCGGTCAGTGCGGGTATCTTCTGGTAGTACAGAACCTCGGCGGTATAGGACGCATCTGGCGTTGGATACAGTTCAAACTGAGACTCACTGTGTGAGTAGAACAACGGCTTTCCAGATGCATTATTTGCGGCCATACGCTTTTCGGCCATCGCTTGCTGACTGATTAAAGTCATTGCGGTGGTGCTGCCGGTGCTCAAGTGCATTCTCTGGGTCATAATCCAGTCGGAGGGTCTGGTTGCGTAACGCCCATCAAAGGTCGTTGTCGCCCGGTTCTCCATCTGCCAGTGCCTGACATCACGGTTAATCTGTGCCTCTGCGAGATCAATAAACGTAGGTATAACGCTCGTTAAATCCGCACGATTGAGGTAGTCAGCGATGCTTGTTTTAAGCTCGCTGTAGGTTGTAATTGCCATGTTTTTTCTCGAATAGATTTGGTATAATGTAACGATGGAAAAGCCAGAATATAATGAACTACAAAACGCCCGTATCGATGAGCTACTAATGCTTGTTCAGCAGTCTAATATCGAGTATGGATCAACCGAATATCGGCAAGTAGTCGCTATGATGCAAGACGATGATCAGATCGTTATCGACACCGTCATTAGTACCCTAGCCGCTTCAGTAACCCATCATTAATCTCTGCGGTCCGAATCCCCATTCTAGCTGTGTAAGCATCTTTAGAGTCAACGTAGTCAGAGTTAGACCTTGAAAACAAATCAGGCATAAAGTCTTGCGCTGTAGCTGGCGCTTCTCTAGGTATGTTTAATACACCTAATCCACGCCCTTCCATGCCCATGTTGTAAGTGTTGTGATTGCTAGGCGCTTTGCCTCCAGTAATCAATCCAACATTGTTAGTCTGCATCAAGCTTTTTTGATTAAACATATTCGGGTCAGACACAGCAGCCCGCATCTCTGCATTACTTAACGCACTATCTATCCGCTTAACACCTTCCTTTTTTTGACCTGGGCTTGGCTTGTTAACCATGTCAAACACGTTGTTAATCGTCTTTCTCTGAGGCCCAGTTAGACCCTGTAAAAAAGCGTCTAAGCCTTCCATATCGATATCAAAATTAGGAACGGGAGTCGCGTCAACGCTTTTAATAAGATGACCACCGCCGCCAGTACGAATTAGCTTGTTGACGTACTTTTTATCCTTCTTGGTCATTGCAACCTGCGCGTAGCGTGTATGCAAGCCAGGAGCAAAGTCAGGAAAATCAACCGATGTCGGAGCCATTTCCATAGGGATAAGCAACATGTCATCTGGATTATCTGCGTCAACACTCATCGAATCTCGACGGTTTAAAATACCTGTCGTGGCACCTTCTTCGTTTGCAAACACAACACCTGGGGAGTTGGCCTCATCAAACATATAATCACGGCCACCACCTACCTGCTGTGGGGTCTTAAACTCTACGCCATTTACACCAAATATTTGGCTGTTAGTGGGCGACCTGTCTACCATTGTCACTAACGCATTCTTTCCATAGTAATCAGGCAAATAGATTTCTGGCTTGTCGTACTGTATCCGCTGCGCGTCAACCTTTAGGTCGTCAAGTATTGGCTCCAGATACTTCTTATCCGTCACATTCTCAGTGGAGAAGTTAGTCTCAATTTGTCGTGGCTGTTGTCTGGCAGTGAACGCATCGAGGATACCGTCAACCTTGTCAACCGCAGCCCTAATCTTTGGTTCTGCTCCTTTAACGCCTTTAGATAAACCGCCACCGATAACAGGCGCGACTCCTAGCAGCGTTGCAATGCCGTTGATGCCAGTGCCCACATAATCGCCTTCGTTGTACGAATCGACTGTGTCTGCTGCCCCTGCCGCGTCACCAATACCCGGAAGAAAGTCTAAAACGCCCGTCAACTTACGCGCTCTTCGATGATCCTCTCTATCGCCACCAAAAAGCTCACCAAGACCTTGCTCAAACCTGTCCCGATATCCAGGCTCTTCTGGAGTAATAGAGCCAACGTCAGCCTGCACGTTATTGGAGCCAAGAGCACCTGCACCCAATATGCCTAACCCAGCACCAGAGGCCAGCATGTTCCTGCTAGTCTTTTGGTCTGGATCAAACGCTGCGTACAGCGACCTAACATTTGAGGGATCAAACGTGTTTGTCTCTATTAACTCATCACCTATGCTGCGCCTTATTCCATCAAATCCGCGATCAACCAATGCCTGCTGTGAGTCTGGAGATGAATACTGGTTCGGAACGTGCGCTTGGTTTAAGTCTAAGTAATTACCCTCCCTTGTAACCATTGGGATAATGTTTTGCCCGGCGTTTAGGTCTACGCCCTTTTTAAACTTTGCCACCATTGATCTAGAACCGGCATAGTCAGTATCAGGCGTTGTATAGAACCCAGAACCTAAGTTACCCACCGATGACGGTTGACTATTAACAAACTCAGACGATGTTCCGTGGAACTGGGGGCTATTAAGGTCGTAACCTTGCGCTGCCGCTCTTGCTGCCCTGCTGCCCTGGTCCATTGCAAGCTCGCCAGACGCGATCTTTTGTGCTGTGCTCTCTGGTAGCCCACGCGCAACTAGGGCACCAACGATGTCAGACAGACCATCCAATATGCCTGACATTCTGTCGCTCATACGATACCCTTTAAATTAACTCTCAACGGCTTACCCCATGATGCGTTCGGTGGCTCATACACCACCGCCATCATTCCGAATGCGTCTGCCGCGTGGCTGGACCAATCGTGGTTAGGTCCAAGCCCTATGTTCCTGTTCTCGTCGCGCTTTTCGTGATACCAGGCCAACGCCTCTAAACCATCCTTACAGGCTGGCTCATTGAAGTAGACACTGGGTAACACTCTTCTTACCGCCTCAACTCTGGCACCAGCAGCGCCAGCACCCTGATTGGGCACCACAATGACGTTATAGCCAGCCTCTCTCAATGCGCTCTCGTAGCTCACCGAGTAGACCTTGTCGTGGGTCTTGCCATCATGTGGAAGCACAACAGTCTTGATGCTTTGTGTTTGTTCTCTTAACCAGGCAACGTGTGTCGCCAGTGGCTGACCCTGCGCCTCGTAGTAACCAAGCACCCTGATCTCTGACTTATAAAACTGGACGGTCCAGATCGATGTCGCGTCTGCCTTCGCCCCGGTGCCACCAATGTCAAAGTAGGCACGGGTCTCCATCAGCGGGTCTTCGTGGACGTTACCTACCCGACCCTCTCGCTTGGCCTTCTCTATCAAATGCGAGAAGTAAGCGCCCTCATGGGCTGCTAGGTAGCTACCCTCCCAAACATGCTCGTAAACATCAGGCCTGACCTTCTTGTCAGCAACCCTCTCTAGCTCAAGCACCTTTGGAAACCACGGGTTATCGCGCCAGTTACACTCAACAATCTTGGCGTTCTCTGGGACGTTCTCTCTAAACCTTTTGTTGGTCGATGACCGGGTTGACTCCGGGTTCCAAGTGACCCATATCTCTGAGTCTTCTTCTCTCACCGTGGGTATTAGCTTGCGCCATGCCTCTTCACTAACAGGCTCGGCCTCATCTACCCAGGCTATAATGATTCGGGCCTTAGACTTAATGCTGTCTAGGTTTCGTCTTAACCCGGCAAACACATAGTTAATGCGCCCATCTTTAGACTTAATATACTTCTCGCCGACATCATAATAGTCAGCAAGCCAGTCAACACTGCGGATCGCCGCCTTGATCTCCTCAAGCGATGACTCATCGAGGCTGTTCAGGTGCTCTCTGGCGCACAGTATCTGACCAGACTGCCCTGACATACCGCACTGATAACCCTTAATGGCTGTCATCAGCGCAAATGTTCTTGTCTTACCACTGCCCCGGCCACCATAGGCACCCCGGTATCTCGCCTCACCAGCAAACACTGGCACAAGCACCTCTGGCAGATTAACTGTCGCCGTTGTCATCAGGACTAACAGGTATTAGCTGGATCATTGTTGGCTTCATGCTGCCGTCACTCGATAGATGATCTAGGGCCACTTTAGAGCCTTCCTTACGGTCAATCATCTT